ACAGAGACTTCAAACTCTGCACCCATGTAGGTAATCTCGCCAACCACAATCGACTGGTAAGCAGTCATCTCACTCACTCGAACGTCGCTGGCGACACCACCCAAAGTTTTGTCACCTTCGATGGCTACTTTGATGCTACTAGCACCACTAGAAGATGCAAAACCGTCAAGAAGTGACTGAGAGATGCGTTCACTCACCTGCCCCACAATGACTTGCACCGTGAACGTGTAGGTCAGCACCCCACGCGAGAATGCCGTGTCATAAGACACACGCTGTGGAATGACTATCGCGATTGGTGGGTTTGGTTGCGCCGGCATGGTTGCGGCGTTTCGCAGACCAGAGATTGTCGCCAGTCTGGTGGCAATGCCGGTGCGCAGTTGGCTGATTGATGCCACTAGTAGATGCCACGCATTCTGCGATATGGGTCAATCATCTGTGCCACGTCCGGGTCAAGTGACCGTCCTACACGAACCACGCCTAAATCGCCGAAGCCCAAGACACCTAACGGCGAGTCAAGCCGTTTGAAGATTCGAAGTGATTGAATCACACACGCTTGTTCGATTGGGTCTGGTATCGCCGGCCAACCCCATTGATTTGATGTGACCTGCACCAATGCTTCACCGTTCGACATTGGCCAGAAATAATCGCCTACGGCTCGAATCGTTGTGTAAGGATAGTTAGTCAGACCATCAGCAATTTGGTTCAAGGGTTCTAGTTGATAATCTGTCGAATCCCATGTGGTATCAAAAGTGCCATTTGCTTGTGTGTCGGATTTGATTATTAGACCAGCCGTGCCAGCCATATCGTCAATTTGCACTAGAAAATCATTGCTGGCTGCATAGATTCGAACCGCACTACCACCGGCGAAGAATGACCTGCCACAATAACCGTCAATCAGGCGACTAGCCGATTCGATTGCCGCTGTGATTAGAGTATCGTCCACGCTGTCGGTGATTCTGGCAGCCAATTTGACGGCTGAACCTGTTGTGTAGTTCGACATTCAACTCCTAATTTTGAAGCCTTAGATTACTACCGAATCTAAGACGTAATCGATTGCATCTTCGAAGCTCGAACCCCAGTCAGGCTCTTTGGTGTCATCTTCCATGTCGCCTACGATACCAATCGGCAGGTGCTTTTCGGTCTTTTACCCATTGCGGAAACGTGGCATCAATATCTATCTCGGTGAACCAGTCACCAGCCAAATCGTGACCATGAGTCCAGCAGTCAAGCAATTCAGACTCAACGCCTGCCCAGTTCAATTCTTGGTGAGCGAATGAGTTGATTTTGTTCACCAGATATTCGTGGTTTCCCATGCTGGTCAGATGCCAGCCGCCTTCGAGTGTTGGCATCGTGCCACGTTGCCAGCGCAACGAATCTACGTCTTTGCCTTTCAAGTTGCCCCACTTGGCGGCGATGCCGCAAGTTTCCCATTTGTGAAACCAGTGCAAGCTCATGTGTAACTTTTTGAGCCTTATGGCATAGACCAGATTCTCGACCTGCGGAATCAGGGCAGGGTCGAACCATTCGTCAGTATCGGACAGAAACACCACGTCATCGTCATCAAGACCCATCTTCGATAAGAATGCGCCGACTGAGCGTCTCTGGTGATAGTCATTCGCCCACGCATCATTCGAGCCAAGACCTTCAATCGGCTGATAGAGAAACTTGTCTTCGAATGGCTGGAAACGGTCAAAGTGTTCTAAAAACTGATAGACCTTCGGTCTGTTGGTGTAGGTGCGATTCGACTCGATGATGACCATGTAATCGATGTGCGGCATCAGCTCGTACATTCGCCCTTCAAGCATGTCCACTTCGCCGCCGAAGGTTATGGCGTCAATCACCATGTGACGATTCTCTGCCCCCAGTCGCCTTTGTATTTAATGACATAATCATTCTCAATCAACAGATTCGGTCTGCCATGATGCTCGACCACGCCTTTTGCCATGCTGTCAAGTAGGTCATCAAAAGCGATGGTGACCCGTTCGGCGTTGGTCGCATAAGACTCATTCCATTCATATTCGTATCGGATTGATTCAGCCTTAGTCGAGACTGTCGGCACGTCCATCATGCGAATAACGTCCATCTCGTAGATGCCGAAATAACAGCCATAACGTCTAGGGCAGTTGATAAGACAGACCGAGCCTTCGGTAGCGAATAGGTCTGCGATTAGACTTTCTTTCTTGAAGATGATTGAGTCTTGAACCAGTAAGAATCTGTCGATGGTGGTGTTATCCCTAAGCCATTTGATTTTGCCCAGCTCGAAGGTGAAGTCGCTTAGAACCATGACGTCGATGTTAGGCATTGATTTGAGACAGTCATTTAGCCAATGTTCACGACCCGGTGCGGTAGCCACGACCACAATCTCAGTCAAATCTGCCCCGAATCTGTGTGGTCGAAATGTCCAAATCCCTGTCTATGAAGACCAATTGAATGTCATGCTGGTCTAACCATTCCGACGTGAATTGCATCTGTGCGTGGTAGTCGCGTGGCGGTTTCCAATCGCTGCCTATCGCTATGACGTCTGGCATGACGTTCAGAATGGCTGGCTTCGAGTCAGCACCACCCCAGTTCGGAATAACCCGATTGACATATCGGCAGGCTGAAAGCACTTCGTGACGCTCTTCGAATGAGCAGATGGGTTTGCGTTTCTTGAATTGCTCGATGAAGTCATCTTGATTCAGAGCCACCACGACCAGCCCGGATTCGCCTGCCAAATCCCTGCACGCCTTCAAGAATCGAACGTGACCCCTATGAAACATGTCGAACGTGCCGCCTGTGTAAACAATCACGTCCAGCGATTCTTTCTGACAGTCAGCAGACTCCATTCGCCTGCGCTTATGTCACCCAATGCTTTCTTCTGCTCGAAGAATGCCCCATTACTCTGAAAAGTCACATTGTTTCGACTTATGAAGTCATTCGACGAATGCAGGGTCGATGAATTGGCATGTTCGACCTGCACGCCGGAATCGATGACTGGAATGCCCATCACATTGCAGCGATGATGGAAGTCATTATCTTCGAAATAGGCAGGATAGATGCCTTCACAGAAAAGACCGACCCACTCGATGACTTTCTCGCCGACTGTGAAGCAGAAGAATCGACCCGGCACACCTGACAGCACCACAGCATCAGTCTTGGCCTGCTCATGGATTCTTTGCAAGCCACCAGCCGGAATCGCCACATCAAAGTTACTGATTAGCCAGTAATTAGCCAATGGCGTGACCTTGATGCCTAGATTCCAACTAGCAGACACACCAAGATTGAACGGCAAGCTGACTACGCTCACCGATTCCACGAAGTCAGACTGAATCGATGGTTTCTGGTTGCCATTGTCGATGATGACCAACTGTGCGACTGGGTAATCGATTCGTGCCACGAAGTCGGTAAGCAACTCATATCGGGTCAAGACCGGCACGACTAGGGCTGGAATCATCAAATCAACCGATGCAGGGCTGGTTTCCAGTAGGTGTCGAACACATAGTCGGCCAGATATTGGGACGCAAAGTCAATCGCAGTCTGGCTGCGTTCACGCGGTCTTTCATAGGCTTCGTTCAATGCCACGATGATTTGCTTGATGTCTGGTGTCTGCATGAATGCCTTCTGGGCAAAATCCCACCAGACCTGCCCACCGACCTGCCAGCCGTCGCCTATCAACTCTGGTTGTGATGAAAAATTACTAACTATGACTGGCAGACCGCAAGCTTGTGCTTCGATGACTGGAATCCCAAAGCCTTCGCCCATCGATGGTGCTAGCAATACATCGGCGCGTGTGTAAATCGTCGCCATTGCTTCATGTGGCAACCCTTGTCGATAGGCATATTGGTTGATGAATTGGATTTGATGCGGCTTGATTCCGCAAGCTGCGGCCAGTTCACGAAGATTCAAGCCCTGCATGATGCCTGTGTCTTCTGTGTAGCAGAAAAGCACGGCGTCATCGTGATTCTCTGCGAATGCCGCGAAAGCCAGAAATGCTTCGGGGAATGACTTGCGGCATGGTGACTGACCCTTGTTGGCTGCCACCATCAAGACCATGAATCGGTCATCATCAATTTTGGTCAAGTCTTTGGCGGTCATCGTGCCTGTCGGTGCTTTGTATTCACATGTTG